GAGCACAACGAAATCGGCCTTGGCTACGCGATCACCCGCAAGGCCATCGACGACAACCTCTACAAGAGCCAGTTCCAGCCCTCCAACCTCGGTCTGATCCAGTCCTTCGCGCAGACCAAGGAAATCTATGGCTGGAACGTGCTCAACACGGCGACGACCTACAACCCGTCCATCGGCGGCGACGGCGTGGCGCTCTGCTCCACCAGTCACCCTGTCGATGGCGGCGCGTTCGCTAACCGGCCCGCTATCGACGTCGACCTGAACGAGGCATCGTTGCTCAACGCGATGACCACAATCCCGGTCACCTTCGTCGACAACGCCGGCCTCAAGACGTTTGCCCGCGCGCGCAAGCTCGTGGTCCCCAACGCTCTTGAGCCCGTCGCCATCCGTCTGACCAAGACCGAGCTTCGGCCCGGCACGGCCAACAACGACGTCAACGCCATCCTGTCGACCAGTGGCGGCCTGCCGGACGGCTATCTCGTCTCGGAATTCCTCACCAGCAACTACGCCTGGTTCCTCCTCACCAATATCGAGGGGCTGCTGTACCTCGAACGCGTCGCGTTCGAAACCGACATGCAGGTGGAGTTCACGACCGACAACCTTCTGGTCAAGGGCTACGAGCGCTACTCGTTCGGCTACTACGATCCCCGTGCCATCTACGGCTCCTTCCCGTCGAACTGAGGAGAGAGAACATGGGTATCACAAACCTCGACGGGCTCGAAGTCGCCGGTGTGCCGACGATGGGGATGGGCGGCTTGCCGCCCTTCACCGGGAACTGGTACTTTGTCGACCCGGCTCACGGCTCGGACGGCAACACCGGCGCGGCGGACAATCCGCTTGCCACGCTCTATCTGGCCTATGCCAAATGCCGGGACGGCTACAACGACGTGGTCGTTCTGGTGGGCAACGGGCAGGCAAGCGGGTCGGCTCGTCTGAGCACCGCGCTGGCGCAGACCGTCACCCCGGCGGCCACAACCGGCACCCTGACATGGGCCAAGAACGCCTGTCACCTGATCGGCATGACGGCCCCCACGATTGCCAGCCGGGCGCGCATCGCGCCTCCGACCGGCACTTACACGCAGACCACATTCGGTTCCGGCAATTTTGTTGTCGTTACCGCGCAAGGCTGCGTGTTCGCCAACTTCTCCCTGTTCAACGGGTTCTCCACCGGTGGCAACAGCCAGATTTGCTGGTCTGACACTGGGGGCCGAAACTTCTACAGCAACGTCAGCTTCGGCGGCGCGGCTGATGCGGCGTCGGCGCAGAGCACGTCCAGCCGGTCCCTTTTGGTGTCCGGTTCGACTGGCGAGAACACGTTCGTCAACTGCAACATCGGCGTTGATACCGTGACGCGCACGGTGGCCAATGCGTCTCTTGAGTTCGCGGGCGGCAGTCCGCGCAACAGCTTCGTCAACTGCACTTTCCCGTTCCAGACGTCCGCGGCGACCCCCCTTGGGATCATCGTGTCGGCTGCCTCCGGGATCGATCGCTGGCAGCAGTTCGTCAACTGCACCTTCATCAACAACGTGCAGTCGGGCGCAACTACCATGTCGGGGCTGGCAACGCTGCCGGCGTCTGCAGGCGGTCTGCTGATGATGCAGAATTGCACGTTGGTGGGCATCACCGAGTTTGGCACCGACGCGACGACGCGGGGCCAGATTTACATCGACGGCGGCACCGTTACCGCCGCCACCAGCGGCATTGCCGTCAACCCGACCTGATCAGGAGTCTCGCCATGAAAGGCAGGAAGAACCGTGCCACCGGTGGTGTGGCCCCCAAGGATCCGGCGCCCAAAGAAGTCTATGCGGGCGAAGGGTCGAACGTCGTCAAGGAAGCGCTGAAGCGCAAACATGGCGGCAAGGTCGATGGCAAGGACATGGGAAAGGTGGAGGGCGGCAAGGCCCGTCTTCGCCTGGACCGCCCCGGCCGGAAAATGGGCGGCAGGGTAGGGGCGGATTCGTCCCCGCTCTCATCCGCAGCCAATACCGACGGCCCCGACAAGCTCGAACAGATGAAGTGCTGATCGAGCCGCAATACGCGACAGAGCGGGGGCCGCAAGCCCCCGTTTTCATTTTGGAGGCGCCGCAATGGCCATGAATCCGGTAAGTCGAACCTATGCGGCCAGTGCCACGGGTTCGCAAACGCCTATCTCGGTCGACTGGCGCGATACGCCGAACGGCCTTTCTTATGAAGTGGTGTTCAATTCCGGCGCGGCTGGCAGCGTCACCGTCGATACCACGCTCGACAACGTCAACGATGCCTCTCTTACCCCGGTATGGGAAGCATCATCGGCAATCACCAGCACGACGCGCGGGACCGTATCGTCCCCGGTGCAATTCATCCGGCTGACCGTCGGGTCCCTGGCCGGCGGCACGCTGACGTTCAAGGTGCTTGAAGGCGCCCCGGATGGGGGTGGCTTGTCTGGCGGCGGTGGTGGTGGCGGAACGCAGGACGTCAATCTGATCGAAGTCGGTGGCGCTGCGATTGCTCTTGGCCAAGCGGCCATGGCGGCATCCCTGCCGGTGGTTATCGCCAGCAACCAGAGTGCGGTGGCGGTCACGTCGACGCAGTTGCCGGCAGCGCTTGGCCAGACCACGTCATCGGCCTCGTTGCCTGTGGTGTTCGCGTCGGATGCCGGCATCATCGGCGTGGCCTATGGTGGGGCTCAGGTATCGGTCACGCGGCCCAACGACACGACCCCATACAACGCCAACGACGTGGTGGGCGGGGTTATCACCTTTTCCAGCATGGGCCCCAGCGCCGGCCGAGTCATGCTGACCAGTTCACAGTTTCAGTGGGACGTGACGGCGATCCCCAGCGGCGCCACGAGCTTCTTTCTTGCTCTCTACAATGTCACGCCTCCGAGCGCCTATGCCGACAACGCAGCTTGGGATTTGCCCAGCGGCGACCGGAATGCGTTTCTGGGCATCGTGCAGCTCGGAACGCCAGTTGATCTCGGGTCGACACTCTATATCGAGCAGAACATCATCAACAAGCAGATCAAACTGGCGGGAACAAGTCTGTTTGCGTATTGCGTGACGGTTGGTGGCTATACGCCGGCTGCGCAGACGGTCCAAAGGTTTTCGCTGCATACGGTTGGGCTCGGGCTGTGATCCCAAACGGAACGGCCATGGTCACCCTGTTCCAGGGCGGGGGGGCAACCGCACCTGCCCAGTTCGGCACGGGCGACTGGTCCATTGCCGCGCTCGGTAACGGCACCACCGCCCGCATCACGATCACGACGCTGCCGAGCAATGGCGGCTCGGCGATTACCGACCTCGAATACCAGATCGATGGCGGCTCCTGGGTCTCGCTGGCCGGCACCACGACCGGGAACTACGACCTGACGGGATTGACGTTTGCAGTCGAAATAGACGTTGCCATCCGGGCCGTGAATGCGGTCGGCAACGGCACGGCGAGCGCCACCAAGGCGGTCACCCCGTTTGTGTCGTTTGCGGCGCTGATCGCGATGAGTCCGGAGCTGGCGCTTGACCCAGCCGAGGCCGGGTCCGTCTTCCAGGAACGAACGGGCGCGAGCGCTACGACTCCCGCTGCCGTGGGCGATCCTGTTGGCTCGATCAGGAACTGGGGAACGCTCGGAGGCTGGCTCACCGCACCGACAGACGCCGCGCGGCCCATTCTGCGGTCGGCGAGCGGCAGACTGTATCTCGAATTTGATGGCGTCGATGACATTCTACTGGCCGACCTCGCTGCGTTGCGCGGAGTGGCAGGATGGACGCTGAGTACCAAGTCGAGAGCCAACAGAGGCACCGGCAATGAAACCCTCCTGTTCGTCGCCACCACAGCCGTTACCAGCACACGCGGCGCACTGTTTGCCATTACCGGCGCAAGTTCGTTGGTCGGGCGCCGAGCAAACGCGGACGGCGCAGTAACCCTGTCGGGATCGAGCCACACCGGCAACGATGTCGTGGTCACGGGGATTGGCGACTACACCAATACCGACGCCTTTATCCGGGGCGATGGCACCCAGGAAGCGCAGAACTTGTCGTGGCTGACCTCGGGAGTAACGCCAAGCGACGGAGGCCGCGTGTGTCTGGGGGCCGTGCTCCCCGTCGAGGGGGCCGCAGTAAACCTGCTCTCTGGTCGCAGCTACTGCGCATTTGAGTTCCCGGTAGTGCTCAGTGGCGCCAACCTCACCATGCTAGAGCGCTACGAAGCGCAGTAGGCCAACCTCACCGTCCAGGAGACACCTCAATGCAAGTCACGCACAGCTTTACCGCTATTGCCCCCTTAGCCGCCGTAGATAGCGCCAACGCATTTTTTGACAATGGCTTCGGCTGGGGCTCGCCGGTGTTTACCGTGCCCCTGTCGGCCAACGGAGCGTTGCCCGTCACCCACATGGGCCTGCACACCTATGTGACCGCGGAGTTTGCGGCGACGCTGGGGGCCGCAAAGGCAAGCGACGATCCGGAACTGGATGCCCTCGACGCGGTGTTCTTGCACGCGGTCGAAGCCGAAAGCTCGAAGTTCCATGACGCTATCGGCGGGCTCAACGGGTCGACCATCGTTGCCGATCTGGGCTCGACGCTCCAAGTCTACAGCCCGCCATTCGAGATGTAGCCCCTCGCCCTTGCATCATCGGGGGGCGCCCGACGCGCCCCCCGAGCTACGGAGACCACGGTGGCACTAACGGGCAGCGATGCATATTACGAGCGGGTACGGCTGCAGGCGCTCGCGTGGGCAGAGGGCAGGCCGTACCACAACCGGATAGACGATGAGTGCTGTCCCGACTTTTCCTGCTGCCATCCACAGCTGTTTGATGGCGACCCTGCAAAGCGCGGGCAGTACTATCACGAGCGCCAGGGCCGCCTGAACTAACCACCCTCGCCCGCAGGAAATATGGGGGGCAGCCCCCGCCAATTCACACCCGCTCCGGCGGGTTTTTCTTTGCGCCCGGCGGGGTCGTCATGACCCACCGCCGCCGGAACTCGCGC